GATGTCTTCCCATGGAGCCTCCTCTACGTTTGGGACTATTGAGAATAGTCCTGAACGTGAAACTGGATCGTCCGATGTTGGATCGTACTGAAATGCTAAAGCCACTCTACCTCTTTCGGAAGTTGCTGCGGCACTCACAAACGTGAACTCAATCTTGGAAAACTTGTACCGCTCATATCCATTGGCTATGGATGATAGCCATGGAAAGGTACTCTGTAAACCTGGGTTAACGTTGTTGGTGGTGAATGCTGTAGTGCTTGATGCTGTTACTGGTCCAATGTACTCACGATGTGTGATCATTGTCTCACCTCTGTTGGCACTCATTCTTGGTTTGCTTATGCGAACCGTTTTGCTGGTTGCTACTGGTGCTTTCGTTGTGGTGTTGTTTGCTTTGTATTTGTTCTGCGTATTCTTGTTACTTCTTTTCATAGTTGGTGTGGGGATGTTGTCTTCGATTAATTTGATGTTAGTGATTGAATTAATCAAATGGCCATTTTGCGTTAGACGTGATCGCTGGTCAAGACGCGCCCGTGCTCTACTTACTGCTGATCTCTTCTTTGGTGGTTTTCGGCTGCCACGGAATTTAATCCCACTGGGATTATTTTCTTGGGCTCGCATTATCTTCGACGCTGCCTTGACCGCCAACGCCGCAATAGCCCTCTTCGGACCACCACCAATGTTCTCCCTAAAGAACTTGTCATCAGCCGAGCTTCTTGCTTTGCTGTTTGTAGGGTGTGCGTAAGCACCATCATGCTCCTTGCATGTTGCATCGAAGTCATCAACTGGTGGTACTCTGCTCTTAACGCTTTGCTGATATTTACCAGCTGACCATCCTGGTCCACAATATTTACCGTGATATTTAACTGACATTTTATATTATTGGATTTGGGTATCCTGTAAACTGTTGATTATAATTCGAAATGTGTGACTGTATTATAATCAGCCGGCACAATCTTACTATAATCTATTTGGTAGTTATCGAATTTGTTTTCGTAGGCTCTCTGTTCGTCTGGTGTAAAGCCGAAAGCCAACCAAAACGAGTACCGTGTGTCTGCCGACGGTTCATGATACGTGTGTTTCATGTTCCTAGCTAACATCGCCATACCTGTTTGCATTGCTCCGTGTTCTGCTACTTTACTGACTTTATTCGATTGTTTGTCATACATTCTGTAAAAAGACTGAACCATAGGAATACCGCTGGCTAAACTCAACCCACATTGTCCTATCGCCTTGAACCAAACTCTTGCTGACGCTTCGTTTGTTACTGGCAGGACTGTCATTGTGTCTTTTGCTAGCGCTGTCCGTATGTTTCTAACCATGGTGTATCCGCGGTTGGTTGCGACAGGATGCATTTGGCAAAATTCTATTTGCTCTAGCTCCGTTACAACTTTCTCCACGGTCATGCGAAAACCGAATTCCAAGAACCACGCGTCAAAACCTGACATCAGTTTCTTGAGATCTCTCTTTTCACAGAACATCACACAGTCATCTCCATTGTTTACGATTTTAATATGTACCTCACGCTCCTGTGCATAAGTCCATACTAGACCACACATGATTAGGATGTTACCCAATGCTGTGTTCATGTCGCCTGAAAATCGTCGTCCTTCTACCTCATATTTTAGTTTTCCATCAGAACAGTAGCCACGCCCCCTGTTCTCAATTTGCCAATTTAGCAATCTTTTCAATTCCATGGATTTAAATATGATGTTGTATGTTGAGTGTTCCCATTTTAGTGATTGTTTAGAAC